GCCCATTTTTTAGCGCCAGTTCCAACATCATCACAGTTACCAATAACTAGCCCCTTATTTCTATTGTATGGGGCTGTTAATTGTTGAACGTGTGTTGAGTAAACACCGCCATGTCTTACTTGAACGCTTAAAGCATGGTCTTCACTACACGTAATACCTATCAACACTGGCTGGCCATCTGCCACGTTGCGATCAATCACCATGCGTTGACTAGCACTGTGCTGGATTATTATTTTACCAGCTTGAGCACCTGACCCAAATCCAACCCTAAAACCTGCGGTATCGTTACTGGCAATCAATGAATCAGATTGTCCAATAACACCACCCACAGAACCAACATCGGCGCGAAAAAGTAAAAACATTGAGTATGCTAGGGTATTTTGCCTTATTTTATCAGACGCATCAGCGTAAGACTCATCTGACATGTAATGCACTAAACCTTTAGTTGCCGCCACTATCTCGTTTTTACCTAAAAATGTTCCAGCGGATAATACACCCCACCCTGCGTTACCACCACCTAGGTTAACTCTGAACAATCCGCTGTAAATATTACCAACATAATCCTTTTGATATTCACGTCCTACTGAATCTAAAATTAGGTTGTAGTATTTGTTTTGATACTGCGGATTAGAGTATGCTGCGCTAAACTGCCCACCAGAAACACCATAATCTGCTGAAAAATACGCCTGCATACCGTCCCATATTTGCGGTGTTTTAGCATTTTGTGCAACAATTGGCTCCGTGCCAGAAATGGGGTTAATCCCAACGGATTTTATTTTAGTAACTAAGCTCATATTAAGCCCCTTGCAATTTGATTGTGAATGGCAAACAGTAGTTTTCTAGCCTGTTTGCTGTACCGATTCTGCTATTAAACACTGCTGTTGTATCGTCAGAGTCGCACAATGACCCATACATTGTATCAATGACATAGCGTATTTCATGTCCAGCCTGCGGAACCACGGGGGCCTCAATTCTTACTGTGCTATCTCCAACTATCAACACTTTTGCCTTATCAATGGTCACAATAGCGTTGCCAGCCTGTTCAGCATATGTAAATCCATATGGTCTAGCCACATTCTGCTCAGTAGTTGTTGACACTGGAGGCACTTTAAATTGAATCGGTAGTACTGGGGTGTTGAATGTTATATAAACATACTGGCCATCATGCCAACACTTTTCAGGGTACATCGGTTTAAATTCTTTCTTCCTGATAACAGCGCTTTCATACGCCTTGCCAAACTTTTCACCATGCGCTCGTGCTGCATGTGGATAAATGTGAATCCTAGCTGTTTCAGGGTATCTAGCAGCAGCAACAATAATGTTTCGGCTTGGTGTAGTGTTGCGTGAATTTTGCTGTAATTTCAGCTTTACATTGTCAAGCAGAGATTGGTTATTAATCCTAAACGGGTCCCCGATGTATGCGCTTGTGTCAGTGTAACCAGATGCAACCCAAGTATCATACCCAGCCTGCCCGTTAATCTCTAGAGCATTGGCGTAGTTGATGCTTTCTGTGATCATAACTATATCATCACGCTGTCCAGTGATTAGTTTAACGTCTGCGTTATATGTGTCGTAGAGTGCGATTAGTTTTGTTTTATAATCGGCTGTGGTTTGATTAGCCTCTCCTTGCAACCATGCCATAGCACTGACTTTTGCGAATGGGGTGTGAGATTCTTTTGCAATTTTAGCAGCACGAGCAATTAACCACATGCCCTGATAATAAGGAGTTGCACAAGTGTTATACACATACTCGTTGATGTAACTCATATCATGCCCAGCATCCTGCATCATTTTTTCAGCACTTGTTGTAGGTATAGTTATTCCTGACGCCGACCCTGCTGTGATTTCTGTTGATGTCGGTTTGTCCAATGCTTCAATAGTTAAACTTCCAACCCCATGGGTGAATGTCACCATCTTGTGGTTTGGGTTTCTTGATGCAATGCTGTCTAGCATCCCGTGGAATATACCCTCACCAGCACTGCCGAACGTAGCACCATTGAATGCGTTAAACGACAATCTGTTATTGTTTAGCGTCCACGTATTAACGCCTGTACGGGATGTTGTTATGTAGTGATTACCGTCCAACTCACCACTATATGATGGTGGGTATACACCCCAAGGCATTGGTATGCGCCACTGCTGCGAAAAATCTATTGCACCGATTGCATTTGATTGACCGTAAACAGGGATAATATTCATTGTCTGCGATTCGTCACCGTTTAGAGCTTGAATATCAGAGTTTTTGAATTTACCTACGTTATCAACTCCAAACAAAACTTTACCAAATTGGTCTACTACTGAATATACCAAGTTATCACCCGCTGACGATGTTGATTCAAAATTCACACTGTCAGTGATGCTGACAATTGACGACTCATTAGCCACTGATTTTTGATAGGCTTGGCTAGCTAAATCTGTGGATGACTGAATCCAAGAACCTACACCTGTTGCTCCACTTTTTCTGTAAGTTCCATTATTTGTGGATGTGCTATCATTTGTTACATACGCTATTGATTTATCCGCAGGTGCCAAATCTGCCTCCAAAAGCGCCTTTGTTGCGTAACCAATGACGCCAGAGCTTTGAGATAGTTCTAATGCGTCAATTTCGCTTTCAGCCGTAGCAACTCTGATTTCTATTGATGATACAGACGAGCTTAATGCTGAAATAGATGATGAGTTTGCTGCTGATAAGCTGCTTGTGGCCGACAATTCATCTTCAATAGCTGTTAAATCATCGCTAACGTTTGACGTGCCGCGCGAGATCGACCCGGCATCATGCGCCCCTACTTCATCTCGGTTTAATAGTCTGTTGTGGTCGTTAACTATGATAGCTTGGTATAGCGGTTTGCTAGGGACTGTGCCGGCAGTAGCAGTAAATGGATAATCACCAATGTAAAACCACTGAGTACCATTTGCATCAATAGCGAAATCATTAATCTTTGTGAATGTAACACCGTCAGCAAACAAACCGACAGGCGTCCAATTAACCATTTTAATTGCACCTCGCAACGTCATTCTTGATATACCTTCACTGTCAACGAAGGTATCGGAGGTTGACGTCATAAACGTATTGAAATCGTTAACATCCTTCTTAGCCTGCGCTATCTCGGACGTGGTTGGTACATTGTCGCAACTCATAGTGGGTACTCCAAATCGTCCTTGTAATATTTAGGACTGTAGTTGATTAAATTGATTTTGTTGGTTTCGACACCATCAGTGTCAACCGATGATTCAATAGTCTGCGGTATCAGTGCCACCGACTGTGATAGCTGTTCCGAAACCAGCACGAATTTAGTTTTATCCAAACTATGCCCATCGTAAATCGGTTCTTCAGGTATTTTCGATAATAATACATTATAGTCATCGACTTGAGTACACAAAATGCTTGCCATGTTTTCGCCGTTGATTTTGGTGAACGTAATGTAATGGTCCTCGCCCTCAGTAAACACCACAGGACATGACAATTCCACCTGTAGCCCTTTAACCTCAACCACCTCACCGTCGAATACTCTGTACCCATCGGTTGCGCCCGGTCTTGTAGTGAATCGGGTTCCGTCGGGGCTGTCCACACGCTTACCTGGTATGATGTTACGGCCAAAGTCGTCAGTTTCAAACGACACGCTGAATAGATTATAGACTAGCTCATTATATGCTCTAGATGCTAACCTGAACGCCTGTAGTTCTGTGGTACACCCTATTAGCTCGATACGCTTAGGATTCGTTGCCGAGCGATTTTGAGGGATGTACATTGTTTCCTGAACACCATTCTCGTTACTGCGATAAGTGGCCTCAATACCATCATACTCCTGTTCACCAGTATATGCCCGATTCTCAGTGGTATAGTCCTTATTGCGGCACGTTATTTGATGTGACGATACCGACTGTGGGCGCTCAAAAAACGCATCATAAACACCATACTGGACATATGCCTTACACATGACCACTCGTAAAACAGTCGAGTAAATGTCTTGGAATGTCAATTTAGAAGTATCGAAGTCATGCCCGAAGCGGCACATCTCATCACTGCCAAAGTAATCAATCATTTGTTGCCTGATGGTCATTAAACCATCTGCGTTAATGTTCTCTAAATCAAGTCTGCCGATATAGGGATCTAACGCTATGTGAATTAATATCTGGTCAAATTGGTCTGTCGGGTATGACTCAGTAGGACCGAAAACTCCATTACCTAAGTATTGTGTGATTTTACGCACAACGTCGAGATTTTGACGACGCTCTTTAATTAGCTGACTGGTTGAGTTACTAGGTATGATCACATGAGCCAATGTCACATCACCAAACTCATGGTCAACAGGGATAGGCTCAAAGCTGTAAAAATCACGCCACTCAATAACATCGACGTTACTGATTGACGAGGTTTTGTCGCGGTTGGTAATACGTGAGCTAAACACTTTACTGTTAGTGTAAGGCAATGTTAGCCGTGCTGTTTTAAATACCGGGTTTCTGATTTTTTTCTCATTACTGGAATACGGTATTATGTAAGGTGTGACATTACCTGTTTCATTACCGAACTCGTCCAATTCATAAACCACTACGTCAATACTAGCATTGATTGCAATCTCGTTATTTTGATTTAGCTTGTAGAAACCGTTCACACTTACGAAATTCAAGATGACCTCTGTCGCACCCTTAGGGGTGAATATCGGGCCAACCCCGTTATTGAAAGGGACACCGACAAGATTGTTATAATCAATTTGAGCTATACTGATTAGTTCATACATTAAAATAGATGATTCGGTATACTCCCTGTACCACTCACCAGACAGTAAAAAAGTGTCCTTTGTATATTCGTCATAACCTAGCGCATCTGTAACATTGTATGCAGTGGTTACGGGTTTATAGTTAGTCATTGCAGCCCAAGCGTTGACTACTTCGACAGGAGCGCTTACAGGTATGGTAACAGTGAGCGTGTCAGTGGTTACGTTAGTGACTTCATAAAGTAAAGTATTGTTTACACCTAGGTCTACAGGTGCGTCTAACATGTCGACTTCACGACTATTATAAATACCTAAATCACCAATTTGCACAAATCGCTGTGTTGCAAATGACGCCACGTAAATCATTTGGTTTAGCGTTATCGTCTGTCCAACCTGATAGAACTCAGTGAATTCGAAACCGTCAGGGATCGAGGTAGCTTTGAGTAAACCGGATGCACCCGAACCAGTAAGCTCCCATTTAATATTGGAGTTGTCCAATTCGTTGGGTGGTAATAGCTCAGTGCGGTTAAGATCATTAGACTTACGGTAAATCCCGATTTTCTCAGTAATGTCCTCACCTATCTGCAATTCAGGTATTCCGTTACCTGGGTAAGTACCCGGGCCATACTGTGAGAATGAGGCATTAGGAATATTTTTAACTGGGGTATCACCATCATAAACACGGTCAACCCATGATTGATATCGACCACGGCCAATACACAGTAATAAAACCTCGGTTTCTTCGTTGTTTACGCCGATACGATATGGGACCTGCCATAAAGGAGGCGTGTGTTTATTCACGGCACCGAAAATGTCGTCGATACGCCCGTTTACGCGCTCTTTGTTAGTTGACTGCCCGAGTGAGTTAGTGCTCGATTGCTGGTCACGACCGTTTACGGGTGGGATGTTGGGCGCCAATGCAATCGCTACAACAGCGAACAATACAGCAACAAAAATATAACCCCATGTCTCAGGACCTTTGGGGATAGCACTATCATGGATAATAACGACTATGCCGTCGTTTATGTGTAGAAACTCACCGGTTGACTGGTCAATCTCATGACCCAGTAATTCATTATCGAAGAAACGCAGGTCGAGCAATTGGTCACGAGTAGTGAATTGAGAAATTAGGTACGCGCCGACCGTTGGATGAGTACTGATCACCGGGTCTTTAGTTGGGTCTTGATAATATGCTATTGTGACCATTTCCAGAATTCTACCTTGTCATAGTGTCGTTTAATCACGCCTAAATCCCAGTGTACCACCGCACCTGTTCCCCTTAAAGGCTTGTAATTATGATAAACACCGTAGTCAGCGTAAATACCCACAT